CAATGTGATTAGCTGTTGCTGTAGATGACATATGACCACCTAATACTTTAAAGAAGTTCGAAGTTGAACTTGCTGCAAAGTTGTTTGTCATATATACATCCATGTTCATGATTTTACCGCTAAGTACCTTACCATTTCTTAATGGTGTTGCATTACCAGTTGTATCACTCATTAGCTTAGAGTTTGCTTGACCTAATTGTTCTACAAATTCAGGACCTGCTAAGAACCATCTGTTCTCTTCAGGCACATCAGCCGCATTAAGCAGTCTGTTGTGTTTTGAAATTGTGTCAACTGGGTCAACTTCACTTGAACCAAAACCTACGTCTTGGTCTTGTCCAGAACCTGAATCAGCACCTAATAGGTGGTCAGGACTGGATGAGCTAACACCCGCTACCATAGCTGCAATTACGTTTTTGTCGTATTCATTCTTGAGTGCATAAGCACCAGAAGAACTTGCAATCGATTCAAAGTTAACATGTGAATGTCTTTCTTCAATGTCATCAACTTTAAATGCAAATGCGTTTGCTTGGTCGACTACTAATTGGATTTGGTCGTCTGCGATATCTTGTGTATCAACGACTGAACCCCTTGAGTACGCACTTACAGTAATAGTAGGTTCTTTAATGATGTTAACGGTGTCACCAAAGTTCTCAATCTCACCTGCGTAGTCTGTATTTGTAATAGCTTCTACGACAGATGCTGTACGGAAGAACTTCTGGACTTTTTGGGAATAGATAATTGGACTAAAATTCCCACTAGGTAAGTTATTATTACCTGATACGCTTGAAAAAGCCATCGTTTTTCTCCTCTATTATTGTTATTAAAATTGATATGAGTTAACTAATTTATACAATGCGACCTTCTCTATGAGCTTTGTCGATTTCCTCTTCAAACTTAGCATATACATCAGGCTTCATTTTTTGTATTTCAGCCCATTTCCATGTTTTCTTTTCAGATGGTGTTTCAGATACTTTAGTTTTAGAAACTGCTTTCGCTGCCTCTTTCTTTGCATCATAGTTTACCTTCTTCGTAGAAAGCCCTCTGTCATACTTGTACAAATCTATTGCACGTGCTGCAGATTTTGGATTGTCTGTATTATCATAAAGCCAAGATTGTACTGTGCTATCTTGAACTGAAGCCCATTCATGGAAGTCTGCACTATCTCTGATATCTTTAAAATCAGGATGTTTCTTAGCAAGTTCTACTTCTGCTCTATCTCTAGCTAATGAAGTTTGCTGTTTTTTAATTTGTAACAACTCCTCTTGCATTTCTTGTTTAGCTTTCATAGTAGCTTCTGTTGTCATTTGCATTACAGAATCATACATGTCTGGATAGTCTCTTCGCCATTCCTCTAATTCTTCTTTAGATTTAAAGATTGGTTTAGATGCTATTGCTTCTTTTTCTTTTTTTAGTTTTAAGAGTTCGTCTTTATGCTTATTGACTGTCTCATCATAATGCCTCTTCAAGTCGTCATATCTCTTCTTAAATACGGCATCTTCTACTCCTACAGGGTGGTCCTCTTTAGGTTTCGTCTCGTCAGATTCTTCCTTAGATTCTTCAGTAGCTGTTGTTTCGATTTCCTGGTCCATCAAATTCCTATTCGGATGTTTGTATGGAGTTGGAGTTGCAATTTCCTCTGTTGCTTCGGAAACTTTTTCTTCTACAACTTCAGATTTGTTTTCGTCTTTTTCCATTTATTCTCCTTTGGGGTGCTGTTGGATTCAGGTCGCCCCTATATGCAGGGCCTCTATTGAGAGGGTGGCTGCGTCATCATTCCCTCACCAGTCGTTGGTGCAGGGCTTTCACTTTGTGGTGAAACTGGTTGTTGAGTTTGTTGTGGTTGTGGTATTCTAGTTTCCATTATAACACCAAACTCAGGTCCAAAAATTTTGGACATAAAACTTCTAAATTGTGGAACATTTAATTGTGTAATTAATTGCATTTCTTGTTCACTAAGGTTTTGTAAATTTTGTGAAACTCTATCCCCCACTAAATTTATTAATGGATTGTCTTTATCATCAACAAGAGCAGGAGTTGTTTGAACATCTGCACCCATCATACCTTGTCTTATTTCTTCTTCCATGTTTTGATTACTCCTGTTATATAACATAGTGGTTCTAGTAGATTACTATAAATTTTACCTAATAATGAAGGTTTACTATTAAACATTATGTGTTTTAAATGTTGTGTTCTATGTTTAGCTACATGAGAACCTAACTCTTTTATGATTTTATTTTTATGCATACCTTTTACAAAAGGTTTAAATAATTTATGATAGCCTTCTTGATGTTGCATAGTTAAATATCTTTTTTGATATATGTACCATATTCTCATAGCTTTAGCCCAATCTTGTAGCCCTGTGCTTTGATACATAGCAGTGCATACTATACTCTTAGGACTTCCTCCTCCAGAGCCTCCGCCCCCTCCACCACTTTTAGGTGCAGGATTAGTGACGACTTTACCATTACCATCTCTAACTGGATTTCCGTATCTATCTGTAACTGCTCTCATAGTAGAATCACCAGTCTGTTTTTGTGCTTCTCTATCAGAATCTCTTTTATTAGCATCTATAATATCTTGGTCTATGTTTTGACCATAACCAATTCTAGCCTTTTGTTCTTTTTCTTTTTGTTTTCTTTCTTGTCTTTCTTGAGTTTTTTGCTGTCTTAAAAAATCAGGTTCTTGTCCTGCAGGTTCTGATACTCTGTCTAATCTTCTAGTATCTGTCATTAAGCCTCTTTGTGCATCCGCACCTGAAGCTGCATCACTTGCAGTAGTAGGTCTTGTAGATGTTTGTCTACTTTGAACTTCTTCCATGACAGAAGCATCTCCACCTGTTTGTGTAATAGGTATTGTGCCTGTATCTAACTTACCAAAGTCTCTATTATAAAATGCTTCATCTATTTTACCTAAAGTTTGTCTTGCAGGAATCATATCATTTAATTCTTTTAGTAATTTATTTTTTTCTTCTGCGTTTAATGCATCTGTTTGTGCCGCTGTTCTTGTTTCAGGTTTAAATAAAACTTTAGAATATGGATTTATTTGAACTGGCCCTTGAATCATTAGTTGACCATTAGGTGCTCTTATAATATTTCCTTGTGCATTTGTTTTTTGTGTACTAGCAACATTACCAGATAAAGATTCTGCAGTTAATAATCTACCAACATTAGCTTTACCTTGATTGTTTGTTATGAGTACATTTCTTGTACCATCTTTATTTTTAGTAACTGTTATGCCTTCAGTGCTATCACCTAAACTTTCTAATTTTTTATCGGCAGGACCTTTATTAAATGCACTATCAAGTAATTTTCCAATACCCCCAAAAAAAGATAAACCAGTAGAATTATCTATTGTATAGTTTACATCATCTTGATATGTTCCATCTTGAGTAACACCTTGCTCTCTTAAAACATTAGTTATTTGACCTAATGCTTGTGCTGTATCTCCTATATTTCTAGGTTTATTTACTAATGGTTCTTGTTTATCACTTCTAGGTTGTTCAATTGGAACACATCTTTGTAATACTGGGTCATATTTAAATCCGGGAGGACAAGGGTCTATTGCAGGTTGCTCTGGTTCTACAGGTGTAGTTATTGGTGGAGTAGGAGCAGGAGTTACATCCTCTACTATACCCTCACCAGGTTTAGGTAAAGGTTTTTCCATACCTGTTATAGGGTCTATGCTAAATTTAAATGGTGAACCTGCTAACATACCTGAATCAGGCTCCACTAAATTTCTTTGACCCTCTGCACCATATCTAATAACTGCAGGACCTTTATAAACTTCACTAGGGTCTATGGGTTGAACTGCTACTTCTTTAGTCTTAGACATAATACTATCTGTAGTTGTATCTAATACAGGTTGAGTAGTTTGTTTTTTAACAGCAGTTCCAAAAGGAAACATAATTCCTTCTGATTCTTTCTGTAACTTTTTTTGTAAATCGCTTAGTGTAGACATTTATTTATTATTCAGTTGGTCCTTGAGGTTGAGTATTTGGTGCAGTAAAGCCGCTCTCCCCTGGAGTTTGTGGAGTTCCGACTCCGATATTGCCACCTCCAGACCCTTGTGTGTCAGTGACAGTTGCTCCTGCAGGTACTCCTCCAGTAGCTCCCATGCCGCCTTGTTGTTGGTTATTGCCTTCAGCTTGTTGATTTGCATTCATTTCTCCTATCATCTTTGCAAAGATTGCTGCTTTCTCAGGGTCGTTAACTAACTGGTCAGGGTCAATATCCATTGACTTTGCAATCTCTCTAATAATGCTATGCCATTTTACAAAAGGTGCTAAGAATTGATTTGATGCAACTTGCATAAATGTCATCAATCTTTGAGACCTTACTTCTTTCTGCATTAAAGAACTTGTGCCTTGTGCTTTGACATCTAAGTCTCCTTGTATATCTGGAATATCTTTATTAAATTGCATATTCCATTGAAATAAAGTTTCACCTAATGGCCTTAATAAATAATCATCTACATTTTTAACAACTGTTTTTATATTTAGTGCTGCAGCTCCCATTAACATAGACATGCCTGATGCTGTTCTTGTAGTAGACATAACTCCAGTTGTGCCATGTGAATAAGATGGTATACCTGTAGCTTCATCTGCTAATTGTCTAAACTTGTCAAATATCTGCATATTCTCAGGTGCAGTATTTGGAAATCTTAAACCATGTAGTGCTTGTCCTGTTTGACCACTTTGTCTTCTAAATATTTTTCCGGGATAGATAGTCATATCTTGCCCAGGGACTAACATAGTTTCATCTACATCAAAAACTAAATTACCTGCTAATGCTAAGTTATCAATAGCCATTCTTGCATGACCATTCATAATTGTTTGTGCATCATCCATATTCTCAGGTATGCCCACGCCAAAGAATTGATAAGGATTGATTTCATAAGGACATACCATAAAAGGATTTCTTGCAGGTGTAAAAGGATTTAAAACTAATCTAAGTATTTGGCCATTTGAAATCCAAGCGTTAATTTGAACTTCATCTAACTCATCTGAAATATCATCAGGCATCTCAATACCTGCTTCTTCTACTAAGGCTTTATCTATTGTGCCCCAGTATTCTAAAACTTCAAATCTATTTTTATTATACTCTTCTTGATTCTCTCTATCAAACAATGCAGTTTCATAACTTCTTGTTTCATAGTTTGGACCACCTGCTAATAATTCTTCTATAGCTGATTTTCTAAAGAAAGGTCTATTAGCTAAATCTCTAACCTGCCCCCTGTTGTATATATGTCTTTGTATGACATAATCTGCATCTTCAATATTAATTGCATCAGGGTCAGGGTATAAATCCCAACAACTCACTGCTTCTATTCTAGGAACTAACTTAGTGCTAGGAGTATATTCTCTTTCTCCTGCATCATTTAATGACCATTTATGCAAAGATTGTTCATAGTTAAATGGACCTTTTAGTATTCCTGTGCCCAATAAACACATTTCGAATAACACATGACGCATTACTGAAATAGCATGGGATTCTTCTAATTGGTCATGAATTAGCTTTTGCATATTACGTGCAGCTTCTTCAGCAGGTTCTATCTGTGGCATAGTTTTTAAATCAGGTGCAGGACCTTTTTCAAAACCTACGTTAGCATATTTTTCTGCTAGACCATTTAAAATACTATCAGCAGTAGCTCCAGGTTCTACGTTTCTACCGTCTCCCTCAAAACCATAAATATCCTCCATGCGAGGATTCTTCATGTTATCTGGTTTTAAATGGGCGTACTGCTCCACTCCACTCGGGTCAGTAGTAGGGGAAACAGTAATAGGAAATTTTCCTTGAGAAAATAAAACCTCTATTAATTGTCCGTATGCAGCGAGAACTTTTGTCTTTGTTACTTTAACAAAAACTTTAGACTTTTCAGAATCACGAAAAGCCATATCAGAACCATAGATACCTCTATAGTTTCTGTATGCTCTTAACCATCTTTTTTCGTCATAAAGACGTGCTTGTTCTGATTCCTTTAGTCTAGATTCAATAAGATAACCTAAATTACTATAGGATTCATCTTTCTCCTCCGATAAAGAATTAACTTCATCAGATTCAGATGTCAAGCCACTCGTATTAGAATGTGGCATTTATACCTCTCTTAATAATCTTTTTCGTCTGCCATGGTAAAAACTTTACCATCTACATATGACTTTTTATCTTTAGGGAAGTCTTTATTTACTCCACCTTCAGCATAGTCAGCAGGAAAAGCTGAACCACCTTTTACAACATTAGTCTTGGAATCACCTTGCTTTGCAGCTTCGTTTCCATACATGTTCTCAGGTAATTCACCTTGTACATATTTCTTCATGATTGCCATTTTAGTTTTCTCCTTTTAATTGTTTTTGTATGTAAGGTAACAACCAAGGGTTATCTACACACACAGTCGTTAGTCCATTCGCAAGAGTATTGCAAATTTTTTCTTCTTCTTTTTCATCTAATTCTATTCCCCATTGAAATACAATAGCGTGTAATATTTCATGCACTAAAGTATTAACATGAGATACAGAATCTTCTGTAGATGATAAAGCTATCATTCCATCTGATGCAAGAAACTGTCCATTTATTTCATTGCATTTAGATACAATAGAATCTAAGTTTTTTACTTTATAACTTTTATATCCTACTTTAATATCTTTCATTTTAAATTAAACTCTAAACCTATAACAATACCTATGTTTCCTGTTGTTTCATATGCAGGTGCAATAAAAAAATTATCTTTTTTAATTCTTAACATTGGTGCTATAGTTGCTCCAGTATATCCTGTAACTAAACCATATTCTATTTCTAAATCTTTATAGTCATAGGTTTTACCTACATAAGAACTTATATTATATTCACTATTATAATATGCTCCTAGGATAGTATTATCTATTGTACATCGAGCATGAGGATGTATAGAATTATAATTATTTTCTAAACCTACATGCATTGATACTGCAACAAGTAAAGATAAACAACTCAATATCCGAAAACTTTATCTGCCACTACATCTTTAGTTTGACCAACACCAAAGTCATGAAACTTTTGTGATACTGGGTGAACAGGTCTACTCATACAACCATATCGAAGTGCATCATAAGCATGGTCTTCTGCATGAGTATTTACATCTTCAGGATTATTTTTATCAATCGGTAACATGGGTAATGTTCTAATTAAATTTATACAATTATCAAAAATAAATAATGTAGGAAATCCTGTATCTTCGTTTAACTTTAATCTCTTATGTAATTCTAATTTACCTGCTACTCTACTTCTTGGACTCCTATCAGACGGTCTCCAACGACATCCCTCTTGCACCATTGTCTCTGCAATACTAGGACCTATATCCCCTCGTCTAGCCCATGTTGAAGAATCAAGAACTCCATAACGAATATATTCACCCTCTTCTAACTGTAATACTTTTTGAGCAAATAAATCTGCAGTTAGTTTTTTTGTATACAATTCTCTGTAAACAAAAATATTATTATCAAAATCTATTGCAAACCATAAACAACAAGCAGGTGAACTATATCCCCAGTCTGCTGCTCTGAATCTCATCCAACCCCTCGGTATATCAAAAGATTTAACTACATGAACATCTTTGTTAAATTCAGGGAAAGATGAATCTTCAAACGCTTCCCAGTTACCATCTAAGAATTGTTTTCTTTGTACTTCAGGTAATGATGCTAACATTGCATAGTAATCATCAGTCTGCATAAGATACGGATTATCTTGTAGTTTAGCAGGAATGAATCTTCTTGATATCTTTTTTATACCAGTTGGTGTCTTAATGTCAATATCAAATTTAGTGTTTGGTGTAGAGGGGTCAACAAACATTTCCTTAACCCACTGTGAGCCAACATTTCCCGGATTGCCTGTAGCTCTCATAAACACTGGAATCTCAGGGTCTACACTTCTTAAAGATGAACGTAAGAAATTATAGATATCTTGTGTGGGATATTGTGGTAATTCATCAATTCCAATCCATGTATATGACTGTCCTTGATATCTTAAAACATCTGTTAGATTTTCTGCATATCCAAATTCTATTCTAGCACCTGAAGGAAACTTCCATTCTTTTTCTTGTTCTCTCCATTTAGCACCAGGGTATGCTTTTGGATATAACTGTTGAGAATGATTTATTAAGTCTCTTAGTTCAGGCATTGTCCTACGAATAAGCAATGCTCTGTGTTTTTGTTTATCACAATAACGAAGGGGGTCTACTAACATAGCGTAAGATTTACCGCCACCTCTTGCACCACCATAAAAAACTTCTCTTTCTGATGCTGCTAAAAATTCTGTTTGAGGACCATCATTAGGTTCAAAGATAACTTCTTTTTCTTTTATTGCATTTTTAATGCTAGGTGTTGTGTCCTCTATCTTATCTTCTTCAATAAGATTCTTTTCACCTGTAAAAACTTTATCTATTTCTTTTAGACTATTTTTTGTAGCCCAATAATTCTTTTGTGCCTTAACTAATTCTTTTTTCTTATCTGCTAATTTTTCTTGTGCAGATTTTTTAGCTTTCTTTTCTTTAACTGTTAAAGTTTTATTTAAGTCAGCTACTCTACGTCTACCAGTATTTTTAGGTTTAGGCTCGTCTACCACCCTTTATTTATTTTCCTTTTTAATACTTCTCGTAATCCCATTCCTGTAATTGTTCTACCTGAATGATGAGATAACCATTCTGCAGTTTCTCTATAACTACAATTACTTTCTATAAATTTTTTTGCTTTATTTAAAAGTTCTATTTCTTCAGGAACTTCTACTAATAATTTATCGTTTTCTTCTGATACCTCGTAACCAAAAGGAATAAGCCTAGATACTCTACGTCTAGTTATTCTTAGGGGGGAGGATGAAGATTCCGTGTGCGACTTTTGCATTGACATCTATCTTTTCCTTTTTAACTAATCCTATTCTATCTAAAACTTGTTTTGCTGCTTCTAATCTAACATTAGCCCCAGGGGTTGTGCTCTCTTCTAAACCCATAGTGTTAATAACTTGCATACTTGCTTTAGGTGCAAATCCTGCTAAAACTTGTTCTGCCCTATCTATAATTTCTTCTTTTAACGCTTTTAGTGGAACAGTATAATGAGAATATCCTGCAATCTCTCCTGCAAGTTTAGGGTCTCCATTAGCTTCACCAAACAAAGCATCTAAAAAATCTTTTTGCTTATCTGTTAAATCTACAGATTTATTATCACTAGGAACTAACATTTCTTACCTTTTGTAAATGTCTTTCTGTTCTTTCTTTTAACCAGTCAGGAGATTTTCTAATACCTACCTGCTCTTCTATTTGTCTTTCTTTCATACCTTGACGAGCAGCACTTATCATTTGGTCTCTACCTTTATGTTCTGCTCTTTCAATAAAACCTAGCATAGGCGCAGTAAGAACTTGTTCTATATTTTTATCTTTTAATAATTCTTCTCTTTCTTCAAAAGATAATATCTCATCCCAAACTTTTCTTGTCTTTTTATTTTTAAAAGAATACAGTGGCATTATTTTATAACCTCAAAATATTTACGTTGATATTTATTTAAGTCTGATAAAGATTCTATATCTGTATCATACTCACATAATTTTTTATATAAACTTTTATTATTTATCCAACCTCGACCATTCCAAAATTCAAATCCATCAAATCTAGATTTATAAGAATTACTTTTTTCGTAACCATAAGATAAATAATATTTCTTACACTTATTTTTTATAGACCAGTCTATCTCGTATAAAGTCGCATAAGTTCCCATTCCTAATTTTGGATTCTGATAATCCCAAGCAAACTGGCCTGTTAGAACGTGTTTGCTATTAAAAACTTTAACCTCTGTAAACGCTACCGGTTTATCTTTGTAATAGTAGATAAAATATTTCCAATCAATGTAGTCTTGTTTTTCAAATACTTCACTTTCTTCTTCAAAGTTTTTTTCATGAAACTTCTTATGTTTAATATATTTTTTATAAATACTGGAAATAATAGTGAAAAGTGTGTCATCTAACTTATCGTATATTCGTACCGTAATATCTTTTTTTCGTAATGTCTTTTTTTGTTTTTTACTAAATGTATATTTATTTAATTGTAGTCTCGTATTTCTAGCGTTAATCCAAGTGAGTTCATTTAGGGGTGTGTAATACCATGATAAAGGAATCCACCCATTTTCAAAAGCATAACAATATTCATCTTCATTAAATTTTGCTAATGCTAAAGAATAAATAAAATCGTAGTTCGTTAGCTTTCCTGTAACGTGGTCAAAGAATATTTTCAAAGATGACCTTTACCGCTATCGTAACTAGAACCTCCCTCTTTCTTAAACTCTGTCATATAAGAATCGTCAGTAGTTTCTGTATCTCTAGTATTCTCTACAGTGTAAAATGTTTGGTCTATTTTATATCCCGGATTCTGTTTTAATCTATCTGAGATATATGCATCATCCATCCATACTATTCTGTTATTGGGGTAAATAAAGAAATTACCATCATCCATCTTGAACACGTGTCCACACTTATGTTCAGGGTCTTCAGAATAATTAGTATCTGTCATCCCTGCTTTATTTTCCCAAGCCCAGTCTAGAGTAAACATGTATGTGCCTCTTCTCCAAACACCTTTGTAGTCTACTAAGTCTGCTCGACAATTTGCTAGTCTATTTCGTCTGTTAACATCCACGTAAGGAGAAAAACAATCCCAGTACATATGTATATTTAAATTATGTATGGGTGCATCTTTCTTCCAACAAAAAGCATGGATAGGTCTTCTAGTCCAGTTCACACCATTTTCTAATAAACATTCAAACAAAGGAACTCTTCGTTCTAGACTAGCTACGCTGTGTACATCACAGACGCTAAACTCTCCATGACCTTTCTCATGGTCGTACATATACTCATCTCTAATATAACAATTAAAGGTGGGTAAATTATGATTTAGAAATGCCAATTACTTTTTCTTCTTTGTAGTTTTCTTTTTAGTTGGCTTTTCTTTTACTTCCATCTTTTTTAATTTGCCATCATTAATCATGGCATAAAAGATATTTTTACCTTTCTTTGGTCCATATCTTTTTGTAAATTCTTCTAGGGTTCTTTTACCTTGACTTGTTAGAGGCATTGTGTTTCCTTTTTAAATCTAATTTTGCTTTCTTAGCAATAGCTACGACTTGATTCTTCCCCATAACTTTTGCACGTTGTTCCATAACTGTGAGGATTTGAATCTTTCTAGCATAAGGTTTATTAACTTTACGTACCTTCGCCACAGTATTCTTTGCATCCGTTGGTGTTGCAAATTTAATACTAACAGTGTCTTTAGGATTTTCATCTGTGTATAATCTTCTTCCTGAACCTTTTGGTTTCTTGCCTGTACCTTTCTTAGGGTCAGCCATTAAAATTTAAAATTTAATCCTACTTTAACTTTATCTTTGTCTGCAGATAATTCTGTTTTTAAATCGTCTGTAAAAGATTTAGATAAGTTTAAACTCGTTTCTCCTTTGTTATTAACTGTAAAAGAACTATTATAAGTTTTTCCACCAAGTTTTAAACCTAATTTATTAGAACCTACTAACATATTATCACTAAAAGGAATCTTCCCAATAGCATTTTCTATTTTATTTTTAACATTTTTTACAACAGGAGTATTTAATACTACGCTACCTAGTGCTGCAGTTGCTGCTTTTTTAGAAGACTTAATTGCTTGTTTCTTTTGATTATCTGCATCTGCTACTTTTTTTAACTCCTCAATAATTCTAACATTGTTAGAGTATTTACTTTCGTTAGTCATCTCTGTTATTTTCTACAATCTCTACAGCCTCTGTCCCTTTGACTGCCCTATACACATTACCCTTTGGACTTACGGCCTTTAACATGTTTCTGAGACTTAGGAGGACTTTTTGTACTCCCCCCTGGACCAGACCAAAGAACTTTATTAGCCCAATAAGCGGCACTGGTAGGACCTTTTGCAATGTTTTTTGCATGACGTGCTTTAAAAGATTTCCTAGCTTCTGCGGAATAGTTGTGACCCATAGAAGCGTCACCGAAGCGAATAAGGCGGGGCTTCCCACCCTCGAGTATAGCGACCTTACCTTTTTTACCGCCTTCAGTAGTCCTAACTGCTTTATTAAATCTAGAAAGACCATGCTTTTTAAGAAACTTTTTTCTTTTTTCTGTTTGACTTTGTTTTTCTGCCATTCTTTTTAGGTTTCATTTTACCCACTGCTATCATAATCACAGTTTTATCTTTAGGTTTTTTTGTTTTTGTACTGTATGCCATTAAACTTTTTTCATATTCTTTTGAATAGCCATCCCTCTTGCTTTTTCATAAGAAGATAGCTTACCATCTTTATCTAAATCAGCTTTTGCTGTATCTAGTTTAAAGTTGGTAGTTCGATTGTTACGATTATCGGACTTACCATTAAATTTCATATCTTTTGGATTCATCTTTGATTTTCCCCCCTATTTTTTACGCACAGTTTGTGCAGCACGTTTAAATTGTGCAGATGTAGGTGCTCCTTTAGCCCCTTTATTTCGCATTTTTTCTCCACGCTTCCTCTTAGCATGGATATTTGCGTACAATCCTTTTCTCATGTCTTCTTTTTAGCAGTTTTTTTCTTCTTTCCGCCAATTAAATCTTTATCAGCTTTCCTTGCACCACCTTTTCCAGTAGCAAAAGAGCGTACACGCCCTGCAGCCCACTGATGTTGTGATACTTTAGGTCTTGAACCTGCAGAAAAGTATGCTGCCAGTCCACGTGAGTAGACTTTACTTAATGTAGATTTAGAAATACCACTGGATTTGTGATATTTATCTATAACTGCTGCTCTACTCATTATCCTTTTCTCCTATCTCTGTCTATTTTCTTCATCATTGCAGGAGTTAGCTTACCTTCTTTATACAATTTAGCTGTTCTTTTTATTTCAGCCTCTCTTGCCTTGGGGTTTTTAGCCCCACGCACATATTTCGTAGGTACTCCACCCTTTGTTTTAGGGACTGGGGGGAACTTACGTTTATTTTTTGTTTTAGATTTGGTCTTCATACTCCCTATTGGTTAGGTTATAGGCTGTTCGTGATGCCCTTTGTGTTACCTGAATGTGTGTGATGGTGTGTGGCCTTTGAAATCAGCCTACTATTATATATTATACTCCCTTATATCACATCTGTCAAGTAAAATATGAAATTTTTATTTTTTTATTGACAGAATCGTCATAGGGGTGTATAATAGATATTATATATCCCACCTCCCCTATATAACATATGTTACATATATGCCCGACATATGGATTATAAATATTCTATACATAGGGCCAACATGTACTTTCAAACCTAATCCCAATATTTTAGCATAACCACGTATATATACATATACACACCCCCCCATGGCACATGCACATATACAACATATATCCCATATCTGACAAACATATAACCCATACGTATCTAACATATGTTATTTCACTATATGAAACATATAAGGGGTATGTATTTTCAAGCTATAAGACACATATCAAACATGTGTAAATCTTACTTAATACTTTCAAATACATATCTCACATATGTTAGACATACCCCCCCTACACATAACCCATATATATTGAATCTAGGCTGAACATATCCTTTACATTTGTTTACAATTTATGTTTGACATAATCCAATATATATGATACATGTACTACATGTCTGTAAACAAACTATCTAAATTACTAAAAAAAGATGAGATTATTAACCTAGAATTAGGTGTTGATAAAATCAATCTTTCAGCTCGTATTTACTACAAACGAGGAAGTGACTTCGAGTATTTTAAAGGCATTAACTTAGATAAGAAATATTTAACAGTTAATGAGATAGACCAAATAAATCTTTTTATAATTGATTTATTATTTAAAAGAAAAGAGGACCTAGACAATAATCTAATATAACTTTAAACAATAACTCTTTAATTAGGGTTATTGCTTAGGGTTATCCTAAGAGAAAGAAAAGGTGTATTATGCATTATAAAAATACTAATATTCTTGATTATGATATTAATATAAAAGAACTGAATGACACTAAAGTTAGAGTTATTGCAGAAAATTATAAACATACATTAATCAGATATTATGATGTCAAGGGAAGTTTTAACCAATATATAAGCGTTATTACTCCAAAGATTAAACAGGCAATAATTGAAATGGAAAGGGGTTTAAATGTTTAATACTAATATTGTAAAAAAATGGAACTATGGCAATTATTCAAGTGATAACTATGGAAGCCACAGTCTAGCATTTACGGATAATTTTAATAATAGTTATTACTTCAGTTATAATACTTTAGTAGCCTTTACTGATGAAGACGGGCTTTGTATTCGTGAAAATGTATGGGGAACAACCACGGGGAAGCATTTGAATTGGATTGATAGAGATAAATCAATAAGAGTGGATTCAAAGACCTTTGAGGATAGATTACAAAGATTGAGAGATAAATACAAAAAATGAAATCATTTGTTATAATATATGGCTCAGTAGTCTTTCTTTATCTGTTTGCGCTATTCTATGGGGTAATTACTCAATAAAACAATATAAAACATTTAAGGGCTATCTCTTCGGGGGTAGCCTTTTTTTATTTTTAACTGTTTGACATTTTGAATCAAATTTATAGTATTTATTAATATATGAATATGAAAGGACAAATAATGTCATTAATTACAAGTAGTGGAATCTTGCCCACTTTAAAAACAAGAATACCTAGACATGATGAGAATCACGTCAGAGAAATAACAGTATTTCAAACAAAAGATTTTAGTATTTTTAAAAGTGTTGAAGGTAATAGAAGTCTTGATGAAAAGAATTTAAGAAGGATTAGAAAATCCATGCTAGGAGACGGATTGTTAAATCCTATAGAAGTTGCAAAAATAAAGGGTGAATCAGGTTTATTTGTTGCTAACGGACAACACAGGCTTGAAAATTGTAAAATTTTATGTGATGAAGGAGTAAATTTTCCTGTTGAGTATTACATAAATTCAAAAATATTTGATAGCAAATATGATTTTGTTAATTATGTGCAAAAACAAAACTCTTTTCAGAAGAATTGGACACCTTTGGACCATCTAGATTCTAGATGTGAAGTTCATGCAGATAGAGAAGACCATATACGATTAAGAAGTTTAAAATATATGTTCCCTGTCGAAAAAGAAAATCCAAGTATGTCTCAAGCACTTTTAATTTGTTGTTATTTTGAAAATAGAAAAAGAATAGGCACAGTTAATTATAAAAATGAAACAGTAAGATTTACTTGCTCTCAATCTACCATTGAAAAAGCTAAGAGTTTTTGGAATAGATTACATAAATCTCACTTACATTTTTCTAGGTGTAAAATTACATTAGCAGGTAATAAGAGCATTTATGTGCATGAATATTTCATAAGAGCAGTTTTAAATTTAATGAGATTTGGGAAAAATGCTGAAGGTCATATTTTTACTTTAGCAGAACTAGATAGGCAGTTTAAAAAACACGGTAAGCATTACAAACACATGGGAAATAATGACACCGATAATCTTAAAGAAATATTAAAGATTTATAATTATGCAAAAAATAAAAATAATGCTACAATGATTGACTATGATGATTATTGCGCTACAAAAAGAGACGCTAAAGATAAAATAGAGATATAAAAGTTAGGGGGGATTGCCCTTTGCTAGTCATGGTGTCTGTAATCCCCCTTATCCCCTTGAAATACTCCCCAAATAATATACAATAGATTCAATGATTAATTTGTTTTGTAGGAAATTGCAAAGTGGCTTGTTCAATCTGATTAAATTCCTTCCTCCTTTAGTGGTAGTTTCTGAGTTGTGCAAATTAATTAATTTAGGTAGTGGGGGATATTTTCTATTTCCTCCTTTTCTTTTTTACGATTCCCCCATTACCAAAAAATTTGACATCTAACTAATTTTCCCCTAAAATAAATTTAAATAATAAATCTAACATATGTTAGAAGAAATGAGGTAAACATGGCAAAGACCATAGAAATAGAGGCAGAACAACACGAAGAACAAATTGATTCTAAGTTGTTAAGTCTCATTGAGGATAATATAACTGAGATAAGAAATAGTGAGAATAGTAATACGACTATCAAGCTAATTGATTATGTATCTCAAAATGTTTTTCCTAAATTCAAGAATAAAGACAAAGACAAAGAGATAAAAGGTGTTAGAAAATATCTTCTAGCCGTCTATCCTTTTGATGATTCAATCGGAGTATCGAGAGGTGCTTACGATATGATGAATCAAAGAGTATCTAAGGGTGGTCATTTAGTATTCAAGAAAAGAATTACTATTGATAAGGATAAACTCTTAGATAAAAAGGGGGATAGAATTGTCATCTCTAAACTAGATGAGTTGCATAATAAATTCATTGACAAGAAACCCAAAGCGATTGAGGTTGTTGATGAGCCAATTACTATGCCACAGAATGACGATGAGTATATTCCTAGTTCTGATTTTAATGAGATATCTGATTCTTATAGACAAGCAGATGTTTTAATGGAAACATTTCAATCTTTAATGAATTTGACTGATGCTGATTTTTCAGCTATCTTAGAGGAATATGATTTACAAACATTCGTCAAGGATAACTACAAACCCCTCAAACATATCTTTGATAGGGTGTTGGAATCAGGGAAGCAACAAAGCGAGGTTGCTTAACGTAGGTCAAAGTATGTGTGGTCCTATCCACATCACTTCGGTGAGAGGAATATCACTTAATCTCTGTTGCAAGTGGATTATGCGCAGAGTTCTTTGACAAAGACGGCTAGGGTAGTGCCGAGCAGTGAGATTCTGTCAAAACTACCCACTACGAAAGGGTATATCATGTTAGAAGTATCAAAGACTAAATTAAAAATTATAGCTTACAGATTACGAGACGCAGAAAAGATTCTGAGTTCCATGCAACAACAAATATTTGATATACGAATGAAAGAAGTTGAGTTGATTGTTAGACAAGCCAATCAAGACTTATTAAACATATTAGAAGGAAACGATTTAAGAGATGTCGAAAAAGAAATCGAAAGATTACAAAGAAGTCTCACAAACTGAAAGAAGAATCCAAGAACTTTTAGAGCAAGGATTCATTGAAAGGGTTAAATCAAATGGCTCTGCTTATTTTGTTATCACACAAAAAGGTTTAGCCCTTTACGAAAAACTATCTCAATCCACAATTACTTTTATTCCTGACTTTGATGTGGATGACGAGCCTACAAAACATTAATTCCCCCATACAAACACACACGAGGGTTTTTAAAACCCCCTGTATGCCTCTTAAAATGGTTCAAAAAACCTTGATTATGCTACCTTTTTGAGTTTTTCAGCTTTGAACTTTTCAAAAGCCCACTCCCTGTCATAGGGTTTGTATTCGACTTCCACAAATTTTCTGATGCCATTTTCATTGTCATTATGCTGATAAAACATATTAAGAAAAAAGCTGATAGATTTCTGAGTAATACCAAAAGCATTCATAATTTCACCTCCCTTTAAATTTTTAAATCAATATCTATACAAAAATTACAACACTTAGATTCTTGCTAATTTGACAACTCAGATGTTATGTTCTAACATAGGTTAGATAAAGAAAGGACTAAATGATGATTAAAAATAAAAAAGAAACTAAAAAAAGTTGGGCTGAAGAACATTTAATAATTGAATGTGAAGGTCTTAGTAAGAAACAAAAGGATGAACTTAGAGATAGAATCATGGAAAGGGTAGCTAATAAATTTGATAAGAAAGGAAATGTACGTGGGAAAAGTTAAAGAACATCTACAACAAGAATGTGAAGACTTTATTGGTGAAGTAGAAGAATCAATTAGAAAAGGTAAACTTACACATACACAGGCTTTTTCTTATGTATGGGAAAATCCTAAACATAAGAACTTATCATGGGATTTATGTGGGTTTGACGCAGAGAATTGGGAAATGTTAAAAAGTGATATCATATCCTGGATAGAAGACATTGAGGTGGATAATGGAAAATAAATACGTAGTTAGAGTTAATATAACTTATACTAAAAAATATTATGTAGTTGCAGAATCAGAACAAGAGGCAGAAGAAACATATTTAATAAATGGCATTAGTTCTAATTTGAATGAAACAGAAATAGATAGAGAAGTTTTAAGTGTATTAACTATGGAAGAGGATGAAAAAGATGTTGGATGATAGAACTGTATTAATAATTTGTGGTATTATAATACTTTTTGTATTCTTTTACGTTCTGTTTACTGCCGAGGATAACAATGATGATGATTCTGGCCCGTGGTAAGATAGTATGTAGGGGTGGGGAAGGGAATTAGATGTTAACATATATATTGGATTTGTCAAATGGATTATAGACATCAATTAGAAATAGTAAAAGAACTTCAGGTTGAAGGAACAAGAAGGCTAGACTGCCCCTTTTGTTTAAATAGAAATACATTTGATATCACTAACAAAGACGGAGTTTTAATGTGGAACTGTTTCCATGCTAGTTGCACGGCTAAAGGTAGTAGTGGTAGTAAGTTCTCAAGAGAAGATGTAGAAAATTTTATATCTCAAAAGAAACAATTACATAACCATAAATTTGTTATACCTAAAAGTTTTGTTAATTACGCAGTTCATCCTAAGTCTAGAGCATATTTAAATACATATGACATACAAAATACAAGTGCTAGGGTTATGTATGATGTTAAACAAGAAAGAGTTGTATTCTTAATAGAGAATCAGGGGGAAGTGGTGAGTGCTATTGGCCGAGCCTATGGACACTTCCAACCAAAGTGGTTTAAGTATAGTAAATCAGATGTTCCTTTTATTACGGGCAATAATAAAGATATAGGAATAATAGTAGAAGATTGTGTAAGTGCTTGTGCCGTTGAGACTAGATGTGGATTCACGGGCATAGCCTTACTAGGAACAAGTTTACAAGATAGCTATGTAGAACATATAGTTAATAGTGTAAAAAATGTTGTGGTTTGTTTAGACAGAGACGCAACAAATAAATCAATAGACATCAAGAATAAATTAGAATCAAAGGTCAATACTTATGTTTGGATGTTGGACCTAGATTTAAAATATTATAAAGATGTCGATATGAAGAAGTGGAGTGATAAAATATGCAAGATGATTTCATTATGATTCTCTCTGTTATATTTATTGTGGTTGCTTTTGTAAGCTACATTTTTATATTCGGTGGTTTATAGTGGGCAGTGTTTTAAAAAAGAAAAAACATAAAGGCCGTAGAAAAATAGGCAGTAAGAAACGCAGAACAAGACGCAAACGTAGAAGGAGATAGTATGGGTGTTAGAGGAAGCCGAGGCAGAGGTGATACTGTAAATAGTTTTAATGCAAGAGACTTTATCAGTATCGAAAATTATGATACAAGTGAACCAATATATTTACGTATTCCGAAATGGGTACAACAAACTTTGAAATCAGAATTAGGTAAACATCAAACAGAAAACTTTGAGACTTACAATTCTGCAGTTGGAGTAAAAAGAATGTTAGAAACTAAATTTATTAAATTAGAAAGGAAAAGAATAGATGAGTGGTTTAGAAAACATGAGAAGCAATACTAATAAATTTTATGAGAAAGTAGAGGGTGAATACATTTTAGATTTAAAAGGGGTAGAGACCCACTGTATAGTTAATTCTGATAGGTATGATGACATATACAAGAAGCCTACTATCTCTTACCATTTTACATTTGAAAATTATAAGCTAAAACAATTAGGCGATGATGACCTACATACATATGAGCCTACGAAAGTTTGCCCTACGAGTGGGGTGAAAATGGTTAATTTTAAAAGAAAGCCTGAATATAGATTGCCTTTTAGTGAGACAGGATATAAGTCCCACTTTTCAGGGTTTATAGACATGAGTAGCATGAACTTTCTTGGTGCTGATGATGTAGTTGTAGAGGTTAGTAAATGGATGATGATAGATGCAGGAATAAAAAGAAAGAAATATTTCTGTCCGAAAAGATTTGCAGATGTTCCTATTGTCAGTATAATAAAAAAGATATGAGATTTGTTTTTGTAGTATTATTATTTATAACAGGATGTAGTTATAGTTTTAAAACTAACAAGGACAATAAAAATAATCTAGTAGCTAAGAATCAGCCCGTTGTGGAAAATAGAGAAATAACAGTTGAAGAGCTTGGGGAACTACCAAGATTAGAACAAATTAAATTAGAAATGCAAGAAAGGTTGGCAAAAATAAAAAATGAATAAATATTATATACAAAGACTAAGTGCAGAAACATGTGAGGATGTATTAAAAAAATATAATCCTGATGACAAACAAGATGTAATTATTGTGAGAATGTATGATGAGCCTTTTGATTTAAAAGTTAAAATCAGAGAAGCAATGTCGGAAGATGAGTTTGAAACTTTTAGAAAGTTAGTAAATGGTAGTGGTGAGTTCAGAGATATCATAGACATTATCATGAAGAAAAAAGAGCAAGAAACTCAAGAAGTTATAATCAACAAACAAGCCGAAGAAAACAATCAGTAATCTAACATATGTTAGAAAAGAGGGAGAGAGTCTTGCCCGAGACTAATGGGAATGTTCGTAAATATTTATTAAAGTCTTTACTTAATAAAAAGTTCTACAACAAATTTCAAAAATATAATTTAGGAGATATTTATAATCATAATATCTATAAGTGCATAGATTTAATCTACAAGCATGACAAAGAATTAGAATCAATATCTACCGAATACCTTGCTGATTTTTATGAAAAACAATACGGCTCACGTATGGGATTCAATCAGTTAAGTGGTGATAAAGATATTATTTTTGGATTAGACAGAGTAAAAGAACCTAACGAAAAGACTGTAGATTACATTTTAAATCTTACACATAAGCAAAAGAAAGCAGAAGAACTTACCAAGAAAAGTTTTGCCCTGGTTAATAACCCTGATAAATATGACTTTTCCGAGATAAAAACCTTTGTTCAAAATATTGGTGGAATACAAAAAGAGTATGAAAGCAAAATGGACAGAGTGGATTTAGACCCACTACAATTAATTGAAGATGAAGAAAAGTTTGGCAATGTTAAATTTAATATTAAAAGATTACAAGACGCTACACACGGAGTGGGTGGTGGTAATTTTGTAGTTGTCTTTGCTAGACCTGAAGCAGGGAAGTCTGCGTTTTGGATTAGTTTAGTTGCTAATAAAAATGGTTTTGCAGAGCAAGGCAAGAAGTGTCATGCATTTATAAATGAAGAACCCGCTAAAAAAATATTATCAAGATTAATTTGTTGTTGGACAGGAATTGTTAGAGATTTAATTAAAGAAAGAATAGATGAAGTTAGAAAAGAATGGAAGAAAGTAAAAGATAATATTTTTATATATGATTCTGTGGATGTCAGTATGGATGATTTAAATAATTATTGTGAAGAAAATGAAGTAGATATTATTATCATTGACCAATTAGATAAAATAAATATCCGTGGTAGCTACAATGCACAACATGAAAAGTTAAAAGAAATATATAAACAGGCAAGAGAGTTAGCTAAAAGAAATAATGTTTTAGTAATAGGAATCAGCCAAGCAAGTGCCGAAGCACATAATCAACAAAGAGTAGATTTTAATTGGTTGGATAATTCTAAAACAGGAAAAGCAGGAGAGGCAGATTTAATTATTGGTATTGGAAAGCCTAGAGATTCTGATAAAGATTATGATAGGTGGTTATACTTATCTAAAAATAAATTAACAGGGGAACACATTGATATTGAGTGTTCGCTAAATCACACACTATCGAGGTATGAATGATAACAACACTAGATGTAGAGACTACGTATCAAGAGGGAGACCCTAGCCCTTATAATGAAAATAATAAATTAGTATCTGTCGGTATTAATCAAGAATATTATTTTTTTAATCACAAAGATAATCCTAATGGGCATGATAACTTTGATAAGATTCAAGCTATATTAGATGAATCTACTTTAGTTATTGGACATAATTTAAAGTTTGATTTGAGTTGGATGTATTGGCAAGGTTGGAAATATAAGGGTGATATTTATGACACAATGCTAGGTGAGTACATAATTAGAAGAGGACAAAAGGTAGATGAACATAATAAATTAATATCTTTATCTCTGAAAGAATCTTGTAAAAGAAGAGGTCTTGGAACTAAGTCAGATATATTATCAGCATATACAGATGATGGATTTGGTATTGATGAAATACCTATGGAAAAATTAGAAGAGTATGGCCGTATGGATGTAGAGATAACTTACAAACTATATCAATCTCAGATACAAGATTATCAAAGACAACATAATAAAAAATTAATACCTACAAGAAATATGATGAATCAATTTTTAAGAGTAATCATTGACATGGAAATGAATGGTAATTGTATTAACGTAGATAACTTAGCAGACATAGAAAAACATTTAACTGAAGAACATTATAAATTAAAAACAGGTATAGCCGAAACAATTAAAGAAGTTATGGGTGATACTAATATCAACATATCTTCCGGAGAGGATTTATCAAAAGTAATTTATTCTAAGAAAGTTCATGACAAAGATATATGGGCTAAACTATTTAATATAGGAACAGACAAATATTCAGGTAGGGCAAAGAAAAAACCCTACATGACAGACCCACAGTTTAGAGGGATTGTAGATAAATACACAGACCCTGTTTATAAAACCATAGCTAATGTTTGTGAGCAATGTAAAGGTGTTGGCTTAGTTAGATTAATGAAAGTAGATGGAACTCCTTACAAGTCTATGAACAAATGTAAAAACTGTGGTGGTGAAGGTAGGCTGTATGTAGAAACAGATGCTATTGCAGGATTTAAATATAAACCTTATTCTTATAAAGATACTTGTGATGGTGGATTTAAAACAGATAAGTTTACTCTAGATAGAATCAGCACGTTTGGTCGTGGTAAAATAAAAGAGTTTGTAGATTCTTTAATGAAGTTTAGTGCTAATGAAAAACTACTGAATACTTTTGTCTCTGCATTGAAAGATAATGTTAGACCGAGTGGAATACTTCACCCTTCTTTTCACCAAGTAAGAACTGCCACAGGAAGATTATCAAGCTCAGACCCTAACTTCCAAAACTTACCAAGAGATGGTGGTATTAAAAAAGTTATTATTTCTAGATTTGATAATGGTAAAATATATGAAGTAGACTTTGCACAGTTAGAATTTAGAACTGCAGTATTCTTAGCACAAGATAAGCAGGGCATGGAAGATATTGCAAACGGTGTAGATGTTCATCAATACACTGCAGATATTATTGGATGTTCAAGACAAGAAGCTAAAGCGCATACATTTAAACCTTTGTATGGTGGAATCATGGGTAATGAAAATGAGAAAAAATACTATAAAAAGTTTTTAGAAAAATATAAAGACATAGCTTTATGGCATCAGAACTTAGAACAAAGGGCTATTAAATATAAATTAATATCCATACCGAGTGGCAGAGAATATCATTTCCCCAATGTATACAGAACTAAATGGGGTGGTTGTAGTCATTCAACTACTGTAAAAAATTATCCTGTTCAGGGTTTTGCTACTGCAGATATAGTTCCCATAGCTTGTATAAATGTTTGGTCTTTGATGAAAGAGAGAAATGTAAAAAGTTTAATTATCAATACTGTCCATGATTCTGTGGTGATAGATGTATATCCTGGGGAAGAAGACACTATTGAATCTATAATTAAAACAGGATGTAGTAGAGTGAAAGATTCTTTACTACAATATTATGATTGTGATTTCAACGTGCCGTTAGATATCGAAATTAAAAAAGGTTCTAACTGGCTTGACTTAGAGGTCGCATGATATACACTTTAAATAAATAGGAGACAAATATGTCGAATGAAATAACAAACCTAGATAACTTATCTTCAGACAAGATTATGAGTTTTATTGGTCAAGATGCATCAGTAGACCCTAAACTTGCTAAGTTATCTATCAACAAACAATCTGAAGATGATGCAGGAAATAAACTTCAAGTAGGAACTTTCAGACTTGATGGCACAACTGCGGGAACTATAATTGGAAAACCCATATTGTTTAGACCTTTACTTACGACTTATCAATACAAAAAGTATGATGAGGACAACGAAGAAAATAACTACAAATCTGTAATGTTTACGTCATGGACAGACCCGATTCCTGATACAAACGGTACGCAGAAGTGTGGTAGTGTTGCAAAAGCAGATAGAGACAAACTAGACCCCATTGAAAAGTTAGAGCAAAACAAGATTACTTGCTATAAACATACGTGGGGATTAGCTACTATGAAAGGCGTATCACCTGAAGGTAAAGAACTATCTGTAGAAAATGAACCTGTGTTATACACGGCAAGAGGTACAAACTTTCTACCTATTGTAGAAGTATTGCGTGGTCTAAGTAAACGTGGGAAGATAATGTATAATAGTATTCTAGAGTTTTATGATACTGAAAAGCAAACTAGAGGCTCTAATACTTGGTATATTGGAAAGATACGAGACACTTTCAAACATGCTGAATTCACAGAACAAGACAAAGAAACTTTAAAAGGTTATCTTGAGATTGTAAAAAGTGAAAATGATTATGTATTATCTGAACATAAAGCAAAGCAGAAAGCTACAAGTGAGGTATTAGACGATGACATAGTTGCAGAAGTAAATCAATAATGACGTTTCTAGAAGAGGTTAAGTCTCTTTTAGTAGAGGCACAAAGACGGCCAATAGAGATTCCTAAACAAGTTCAGAAAGAATTTGCCAAAGATTGTTTAACTGCTGTTCACAAACAATTTACAGATGATAGAGAATCTGAATTTAGAATTAGGATGTCAAATGTTGGTCGGCCTTTGTGTCAATTGCAAATGGAAAAGAAATATTCTACAGATTCTTCAGTAGGATATGCAGATAATTATAATACTAAATTAAGAAATTTATACGGGGATATAATAGAAGCAGTTATAGTCATGCTTCTTAAAACAGTTAAAGCAAAGATAGAAGGACTTCAAGGTAAAGTAAGATTAAAAACAAAATACTTTGACATTAAAGGAACTTATGATATTATAATTGACGATAGAGTTTACGACATCAAGTCAGCTTCTTCTTTCTCATTCCGAAATAAGTTCGGTCAAGGTTTTCAATCAATTGCTAATGATGACATATTTGGATATTTGCCACAAGGTTATTTATATGCCGAATCTTTAAATAAAAAATTTGGTGGTTGGATAGTAGTTAATAAAGAGACAGGGGAAATGTTAATTACAGAACCCCCGCATGATGATGAAGATTACAAGAAGGATGCACTTGCTAGGGCCAATAACAATATCAAGGCTCTCATGGAAGATAAACCTTTTGAGAGACAGTTTGAATTAAAGAATGAAAAGTTTGGTAGAAATGAAACAGGGAATAAGATATTGGGGACAGTGTGTTCCTTTTGTCAATACAAGCACAAGTGTTGGGGTGAAGAGATTCAATATCTCCCACAACAACAATCTAAGTCTGCTAATCCCTCTTATCACTGGTATGTCGAACTTAATAATCCAAGGCAGGTAGAAAGTGAAAAGAGTAAATAAGAATGATGATAATGTAATCACTATATACGTTAAGCCGTATAGTGAAAATAAATATGCTTGTGGTGTAGACCCCGAGTATAAACCCGATACTCCCGAAAAAGAAATGGCCTATATTGTAGCTCTAGGTCTTAGACAAATATCCATTGATGACCCTGATTTAGTTTATGGATTAGGTAAAGAGATGTTTGATTTAGAAAAAACTGAAGAAGAAAATAAAATAATTCAATTAGAAGAGTGGAGGAAGAAGTTACACTAATGAAATATAAAAGTGATTTTACTTGTGATTTAATACAAGGCAAGGTAGGTGAAAAACTTATCGGTGAGATATTAGAAGGTGATAAAGTTGAGGTTAAATCTGAAATAGATAAATGGATTAAGAGTGGTAACCATTATTGTGAATACAAAAGCCGTGGAAAAGATAGTGGTATAAGCACAACTGAATCTAAATATTGGGCTGTTAATTTTTATAAAGGTAAGAAGTTTTGTTTTGCTGTGTTTACAGAAACGGCAAAAGTAAAAAAGATGATAAAAAATAATAAGTATAGGTCTGTTCCTGGGGGTGATAATAATACATCTTGGGGTTGGCTAATACCTATTAAAGAGTTGGTGGATTACAGTAACTATGAGAATAATTAAAGACCCATTTACAGGAGACTTACTACTATCTCTAGATTCTTTTGAATCAAAGCAAGTAAAGGACAAAGGGTATGTAAAGATATCCACTAAAACAAATTTCTTTGGTTATCTAAAAATATTGCATGATGATTTATCTGCAATTATTACAGAAGAACTAAGAAGCATCCAACTAAATAAGGAGAAACAAGAATATGCAAAAATACGAAATAAGTCAAAAACTAATACAAGCAATAGTTAATTTTTTATCCACACTTCCGTGGAATCAAGTTAATCAAATATTAGGTTCTATTGCGTCAGAGGTAAAAGAAAATGAAGAAAAGAGTATCGCCAAAGAAAACAAAAAATGATTTTGTTCTTTATAATCTTGATGTGTGGTATTGTGCTGAGGACAATAATTTTTATTGGGATGAGGACTGTATTGATTCTGAAGAACTTATCAGAGTTTTTAAGAATAAGTATGGGATATCCAAATATTATGGATTTAAGCCTGATGAGAATGACCCTTGGGAAGGTACTCACATTGAAGAGAATACACTAAGAACACCGTTGCCTTTTATTCTAAAGGCACTTACAAAACATTTACAAGAACATACAAATAAAAGTTATAAGAGTAGTCAGGAACTATTGAATAGACTTATTGCGTGACTAATCTATTGTAGATTTCTGCAAACGTAGTATCATTCATAGCCTCTTCTTTCCTTCTATTAACTAAACCAGGAATTTGTATTTTTTCTACTCCCGTTTTTGGAGTTGTACCTTTAGTTATTCCTGCTTCGGGAGAAAATAATTCGAATACAAGACTTTCTAAATCAGGGCCTCCTGCTTTTGTTAGTGCAGCATATGCTTTAGGTGCTATACTTTTAAAAACACTATTGTCAGGACTGTCTGGTTCAATCATATTTTTTTCACTAGCTGAATTGTAAAGTAAAGATATTAAAGATACTTTTTGATTTACTGTAAGGGGAATAGATTTACCATCCTCACTTCTTATTGAGTTTAAATAATTTAACCTAGTTCTAACCTGTCTTCTTAAATCACTTTCTATTTCTTCTTTACTAGAAAAATCTGTTTCTCTTTCACTTCCAAAGCCTACAGTTTTGTTACCTGATACATCATTGTAAGCCTTAGTTACAGGTATTTCTTTAGTTTTCTCATTAGGCTTATAAGTATCTTTGCCTTTTCTTAAAGCCTCTTCTAGTGCAGGATTTTCAGACTTTTTTATAAACTGAACTGCTTTATTAAAAACTTCATTGTCTAAAAATTGTCTTTTTGCTCCTGCTTCCATAGCTGTAGCCATTCCCCTAACATTACTTTCTTGTTTTATATTATTTTGTGGGCTAGAAAAAGCCTTAGATATAAGTCTAGAGTCTCTCATTATTTCTTAACTAAACTACCACCAAAATATAATCCAACAATAGCAGACATCAAGTGAGTATCTAACGGTGTAATTACTAAACCTAAGAACTCTCTATCTAGTAGTATTTCTTTTTTATCTATTAAGAATAAGAATCCATTTGT